CTTATTGAAAGTCGGTTATATATGAATGGTACACTACGCAGTTGGATTCACTTTATTGAATTACGTAGTGCTAACGGCACACAGAAAGAGCACCAAGAAGTTGCTATTGCTTGTGCTAAAGCCATTGCTGAAATATTTCCAATGGCTACAGATCTAGTCACTCAGGGCGCAACGGCAACTTAACATTAAGTTTAAATTGTTCATATAACCAGGACCAGTCATTAATTTTACTTAATGCGTCCTGGTTATTTTTATTGTCTGTGCCGTATTTCATTCCTAGCACTGCACCAGGCACAACATATTCCCCAAAGGGTCTGTCTAAACCTTTAGTAGTCCATGCTGTTAATCTTGTAGCAGTTTCTTCTTTATTAGACCTTACAATTGTGTTACTAGCTAATTTGGCCGCTTCTCTAAATCCACTACGCCATGCATTCCAAGGGCTAGATGCAAATCTATTAATACTTGCTACTTTGGGAATAATCTTAAGTTTATTGCCAAGACTAGTAGTTATGTCAACACCGTCCTTTGTTATGTCAAATAACAGTTTAGGTAGTAGTTTGATAGCACCATTGCCATATTCTAGATTGTTTATTTCATTACGGCTGTGCCAAATATGAACTAGATCAAAATCATAGTCTTCTACATAATAGTCAAAGTTAAATGAATCTAGTACTTCGTTATCAGCATCTACTACCCAAAAATAATCCGTTGTAGATTGCTCTGCGCAGGCCTTGTGGCTAAGATAGATATTAGCTTCTCCGAATACTCGTTTGGCTTGCGGAAATCTTTTACTTAGTATTTGCCAGTTTGACCAACTGTTAGGTTCGTTGTAAGATAGAAAAAATATGTCGTAAGTTATATCTTTTTGTACTACATACTCATTTATATATTTTAAATTTGTAAAAAACTCTTGGCTAGAATCTATAATATGATTTTTAGAAATTAGATAGCATTGCAATTTATCAGTGTACTCTTGATATAAATTAAAAACATGAATGTATTCGTTATCCCATTTTTTTGGTTCAAACGCTAACATACTATCTAAAAATTCATAGCTAGAATCAATGAACCAAAAAGATTTAGTAAACACATTTTTCTTAGCTAGATTAGCTGTATTAGTTAGCGTAGTATCAAACTCTACAAATTTAGCAAAGGGATATTTTTCTGCTAGCAGAGTTTTACGTGCTAACGACAAAGGTTTAGAATTATAAAATACTATATCGTACATTATTCTTTATCCAAAAAACCATAACCTGTACGGAATTGATTTACATATACTGTTTTAAAAAATCTACTAGCATCTGCATCTAAATTAGCTATCTCTAGATCAAGTGCGTTTTTTAACTCATTTCCGTAGAACAAAATTTTATCTGTTAATGTACCTGTTGCATTTTCAACATGGGCATGCCACAACTCTGTCAAATAATCAAAATCTCTAACTTGCACATAATCCCAATCAGTGCAATTGGTCATATAACATCCGTGACGAGCACCAAGAATTGCCCAGAGACCGTTAGTTGCATCAGCTCCGACATTAAGCCACACTCTTAATCGATCTAAGTTCTTCCAATGAATTTCTTTTTTAAATTCTTTGTTAGCTGTCTTAACTCCTCGTTCAAGTGACATCTTTACGCCTTCACGGAAGCCTGCTCTCCATGCTTGGAATGGACTTGCATTGTTATAGACATCACTATAACAACTATTCATTTGTATGTATTCTGCATCCCAGCAAAAATCAACTTGTGCATTAGGATCATCGGCAGGTGCGTTTTCATGCGTTTTCATATCAAGCACATACTGCTTTGGCCATAACTTTAATCCGCCGTTTCCATACATTAACCCGTTAACAACATTATATCCAGCCCAAGAAATAACACATTTTGATAAATCTTTATGCTCATCAAAATTTACTTCTTGATTTAAAAAGTCTTCACGCACAATATTGTCGCCGTCTACTGTAACAAATCTATCTGTTTCACTTAGTCTAGCACAGGCTTTATGCGCTTCATCACTACCTTTAACTCCGTGAACTCGTTTTGCCCAAGGCACTTTAGCAAGTAGATCTGCGTAATTCTTTTCAGCATTTGGCTCATCGTAACTGAGATAAATGATATCGTAATCTAAAATTTTAACTGTTTGTGTCATATAAAATGTGATATCCTACTGTTGAAAAGAACTGTTTAACGTATACTACTACGTTGTCAATATCTCCTTCTTTATTTGAAAGGTACTGAACAATTTCTTTTTCTTGGTTAATTAATTCATTAATTGAAATTCTTATAGTTCTATAGATAAAATTCATGTTACGACTATCAATTATGTAAATTTCAAGTGTAGTATTAAGATTATATTTCTTTAATATTTCTTTTTGATCTGGTCGTATTTGGAAACCCCACTGTTTGATTAGCGGGTAGTTTTCAATAGTAAACATACTATTCCAATGAGCGACTACTGGAACCCTAGTTAAGAATACGGCTGTAATATCATCTTCATATTTAGAAACAATACGCGGAGTATTTTGTTCAATAAAGGTAACTTGGAAATCTTTAAATTGATTAAGCCCATTTAAAAAATCTTTAACAACATCAAAATCAAACTCTACAAAGCAGTCATAATGTTTGCTAGGTTCATTTGTAACGCTTAAAATATCCCCAGTGTCTTTATCAAAATAAACTCGATAAAGAGATACTACATTACTCAATGCCAATGATTGAGCTAATAATTCATAGGGGATAACATCTTCTTCTGGATTATACATGTAATTTCTCAATTATCTCGTCTGTAAGAAACGCATCGTCTACATAATGAAATACCCCATGTTGTTTAAAATTATTTAAGTATAACTCTTTGGCATCTGTAAAATTAATTAATAATTGAGTCAAACAAGATTGAGGGACAGGATCCCATCCCTGCAATGCAGGTTTTAAATGTACAAAGGTAAACGGACTATTTTTATGTGTGATTATGTCATCGATTCCTAGTAAAGTGGAAGCTATTGCTATTGATACATCAAGGCTATAAAAATTTTGCATGTTCTTGGGTGCAACAGTGAGATACATTTTTTCCCAATTGTATGTAATAAATTCTAATAATTTAAAAAATTCTAAAGCAGTATCTGACTTTTTAAAATAACACATTCCAGAATACATATTTGGAAGGTTATTTGCCGCAAACATTTTTCTGTATGCTATATTATCAATTACACGATTTTTATAATCAACTACTGAGGATGTGAAAAATAAATCTCTATCATTAACAAATTTCCATACTCTTTCAATATTGTCTAATACTAACATATCAGTATCAAATACAATAGTTTCATCATAAGGGCTAGCGTGATAAAGTTTCCATCTATTCTCAACTTTCCATGTGCTATTAGCGGCAGCATCATTAAACGGAATTGGAATTATTTGATCAAACACTGATTGATATTCTTTAGGTACTGGATCATTAGTAACAATGCTAATATCATTAATATTAGGCTGTGTTGCCTTAATACTTAATGCTAATGCATATGCTTGTCTAATATAATCAACATCGCTATTTTGAGCAAGTACTAAAAATCCCTTAGTCATTTGTTACCTCATCAATGCAACGAGTAAGGCTGTATTTGTTCATAACATGTACATCTAAATTGCTAGTTTTGACAGCAGTATATTCACCATTGTAATTTTTTTTCTCTACTAGGAATTTTAGTTTAGCGTTATCTATTTCTAATAATATATCTCTGTCTAAGATATAATTCATTTTTCCCGGAAGTGCGTGAGCAAAATCTTCTCCCATCATATGTATAGCAATGCTAAATGCAAAATCATTTCTAAATACAGTAGAGTCTATATTATACAACAATCTATAATAATTCCAATTTAATTTAATGTTTTTAATCAGATCAAAGAAGGCCTGCGTTACGATTGTCTTTTTAAAATAAAATGCAGTTGCCCAATAAAATGAAATTGAGTGTTGATTTAAATATCTAAAACTTCGGTCATCTCGCCAGTTGGCTAAATCAAAACTGTCTTTATATATTAAAAAATCGTTTTGATTATCCCATATGTTTGTTAATGTAGGACTGCTTATAATGTAATCGCTGTCAATAACCAAGGTCTCGTCATAAGGAGATAATAGATAACAATCACTTCTTGATAAATTTTTCCAAGATAATGTTTTTGCAGATAAAGATCCGTCGTAGAATTTTTTAGTTTGATATGTGTCTGTCCATATTTCTATAATTTGATCAAATACAGATTCAGCAGTGGGTTGACTTTGTTTAAGCCATCCTGCACTGTCAGTTACTAGACTCACAGGAACATTTAAATATTCCTTAACTCGTTTGGCTGCAAACAAAGATATCTTTGCATAATCAATTTCTGCATTGTTTTGTGCAAATATTAAAACACCACGTGTCATAGGGCCATCAGATCGCCAACACGGCGTTTAGATTTAATTTGATTATATTTTAATAGATAATTGTTAGTTGCACTGGCATAGATAGAAATAATTTCATCTAAAAATAACTTTAAATCTGTGATCTCTACTGGGATATTATTATCATCAAGTACTACTGATGCAGCAGTGTCTCTAGTAACAAGAGTGCTGATAAAAGTAACTAAGTTTCTATCTACTGTAAAACTCGAACCTTGATAATAATAGATAAGACTTTGTTGAAATTCTTCAAAAATAACCTTGCGTTGATTGCTCAACGCAGTCATATAATTGGCTGTTTGAAATGCTTTTTCTAGTCGTTCGTCCACGGTAATCTCCAGAGCTAATTACTATTGTAACTTATAGTAATTAGCTTATCAAGAGATTTGGAGTTACATTCCTGACTGATTAACTGTTAATTGTAACAGTATACTACAGTGCTGCCAATTGTTTAAACATTAGTAGAAGGAAATGATCGGCCATCTCCCCATACAATACGAACAGCTCCGGTTCCCGGGGTACCGGGGTTAGTAATATTACCACCATAACCTGAGCCGGCGCCACCGCCGTAATTTCCGCCGTTACCGCCTGGGAAGCCAGAACCTACAGTACCAGCTGCACCGCCCGAACCACCGCCACCTGCGTTACCTATAGCGGTAGGATAGCCACCTAAATTACCTCGGGTATAACTACCAGCTGCACCATTAGTCCCTTGGCCGTTTAAGCCGACTCCGCCGCCGCCTGTTACACCGTTTGTATAGGAAGAACCGACAACTACACCTCCGCCACCTCCGCCACCTTGACCAGCAGTTGGAGTCAATACAGTTGTGAAGGCGGCATTTGTGCCAAATGTGCCAGCGTCGCTATAAGCACCTGAGCTTCCTCCGTTACCGGTGTAACCGCCAGCTCCGCCGCCGCCACCGGAAACTCCGTAAGTTGCATTACCGCTGTCTGCGGGGTGGCTGTTACCTCCGTTTCCGCCACCGTCACCTACAAATCCGCCACCCGATGGACTGCTGCCGCCTAAACCTGCAACGGTACTTTGATTAATGAAGTATGATGCTTGACCAGCAGCACCCACAACAACTGTATATGATTGACCTGGTATAACAGGTATATTGTTCTTCCAACCTAGACCGCCACCGCCACCACCATTGGGGTACGGGCCCGCTCCTGTTCCAGAACCACCAGTGCCACCGCCGCCAACTGCAACAACAGATACAGATGTTACTCCGGTTGGAGCTGTCCAGGAATAAGTTCCAGGAGTTGTAAATATTGCATCGGCATTCGGTGGTGTAACAATAGTGCCGCCAGTTATTGATCCGCTAGCAGTTAGGCCTGTTACTGATACGTTTGCACCAGATGGGCGATATTGACTAACAACACTGTTTAATGTGCCGTCAACGTTTTCGTCAATGCGAGTTCCGTCATTAGATCTTGGAGATCCGTCTGGATATCGCAGACCTTGATCAAGGTCTGCAAATTGAATCGTTAATATTAATTGAGTTAATCCTGCATCTCGACGAGCATAAAGATAATATACGTTGTCTGCATACGAACCCGACGGGGCATTTTTTTGACCTATAAGAACATCAGTAGTATTAAGATCAAACCACCCTATTGAAGAACCGTTTGCACTCGATCCTGTATATGTAGTAGATGTGTAGTCCATAACAAATTCGCCCATCTGACTAAACATAGTATCCCAAGTTGCATTCTTACTGCTAGCAGAACCGCCACTTCTGTTAGCTGAAATACGGATTTTACCGCCAGCATTGAAAAAATATCTCATGTTGTCAGCAGTGCTTGAAATCGTAACAGCATGTGTTATTGTTCCATTCCATGCTGTTGAACGAGTTCCTGTAACTAATCCTTCACTTGAGTATTGAGCTGATCCAATAGCAAATCTATTAGATGTTATAGTATTTGCAAATAGATCAAATTGATTGCGCAATTGTTCAGTAATTTGAGCACCACCTGCTGGAAGTAATAAATTCGCACCGTCAGTTGCACTGCCTGTACCTACAGAAGCGCCAGTTTGATGCTGGCGACATTTTACCATATCGTTTCTTAAATCAATCCAGTTTTGTGCATAGATTATAGCGCCCGATACTGGTGTTGCAGAAGTGATGGTTTGGCCGTAGCCTGTTTGCCCCGATCCTGTACCAAATACTAAATCTACCTTAGCTTTAATAGTGTCGTAATCGGCTTTTTCAATTACTTGCCCTTGACCTGCTGCCATTTTCTATCCTTACAATATAACTGCTTCAACTAATTTGATAGTTTCATCATTACTAACTGTTTCTAATGCTATCGCAAAAACATTATCTGAGTTCTCAATTGCTGCTCTTGCACAGCCATTATTTACAGCTATTAGCCCATCGCCTTTAATACATCCGCCAATAATCTTAACAGGAACACGACCTTTAAGGGCAATATATGTGCCACCTTCGAGTTCGCTGTTCATCATATATGCAGGATTAGCAGAAACTACTCCAATTGCTCGTTTTCCCCACAAGCTAGCAGTAACTTCTTTTTCACCGCCGACACACATTACTGTTCCTGTTTCATATTCTGCATCTGCAAGATATTTTTCTGCTAAGTCAGCATATCGTGCAGTAGTAGCAACTCCATGGAATACATTGGCTGTTAAGTCGCCGACAGTATCTCGAGCTGCAATGGTATTATTTCCTGAAGTAATACTAGCAGAACGATAAATTCCGCCTACGTTTAAAGAATCTGCTTGTGTTGCTGGCCCGTTAAATGATGTTGCGTAAATTGTTGCATATTTAAAACTAGCAGAACCAATATTAGATACGCTATCGGCGCCTGGTAAAATATTATTAGCAGATAAGGTTAACGGAGTTTTAACAGTGCCTGATGTAGTCTGAAAAGACATTAACGGAGTTGACGATTTAATTACTGGGTTAGCACTAGTAATATTAACAGTTAATGTATCTGTCAATGCTCCGGATATTCCGCCAACTGTAAATCCATAGTTATTAAATCCGACTGCGCCAGTAGAATTTGAAAAATCAAAATTAAGTAGATTAATGAAATCCGTAGCAAGACGGCCTCCTAATCTTAGTGCATTAGTTACAGTTCCGTGAAATATTTCTGTTGAAGTGGTAGTAATACCGTCTGAATTATTAGTATCAGCTAAAGTAATACCAGCTTTAATAATTCCAAAACCAGTTATACTATTGCCGGGGACTGTGTCATCTATTACAAATGACTCTTTAGAAATAATGTATATAGTTACATCGTCTACTATAGCCTGAATGATTGGCATTAAGGCGCCACCTGTGCCAGATGTAGCTTTAACACTACGCGATTTCATTTGTGTTGTACCACTGCCAACAACACCCTGCGGGCCAACTAGGACAAATGATGAGCCGTTCCAAGCAGATAATTGTTCGTTAGTTGTATCCCACCAAAAATCACCTTCAGTTAAACCAGTAGGTGCTTGGGCATACGGAGCAACTTCTGCGCCGCCAGTTGTGCGCCATTTATTATTGTCGTAAAACTTTAATTTTTTAGCACTGTTATCGTACCAAATTTGACCGCTAAGTGGGCGAGGAGGGCCGTCTGGGCCTGCACTAGAAAAATGTTCTAATAGGTGTACAAAATTCTCATTTTGAACCTCGCCGTAGCCTGCATAGTTTTTTCCAATGAGTTTAATATCGAGCGTATTGTCGATGGTGCCGTCCTCAACGACGGTTAGTGTTGTTCCATTGTATCTATTAATGCTGTACGACATTCAATCTACCCCTTAGCTGTTAGTATTTAGTTCAAATCTTGCCAACCTGTTGGAGTATACACTTGTACTACATCGCTGGTTGTGTTATAAATCAATTCGCCATAATTCTCAGACGTTAATGTTCGATCATCTCTTGTAAAATCAGTATACTGTGGTAATTTAAACTGCGAACTAACTCTAAAACTTCCAGAAACATCTAATGTGTAGTTTGGATTTTCATTAAAAATACCAACTTTTTCATTTAAACTATCAACTTTAATTGCAGTTACTAAACTAGAATTCTTAACTTTAATTAAAAAATCTTGCCCTGCATTATTACTAACTATTTGAAATGAACTGTTATCTATCCTAAATTCATTGTTAGCGCCAGGTCCTAATATCAGCGGAGTTCCGTTTTGAATTACTAATGTTCCAAATCCTGTATCAGGGTCGGTTGCAATAGTTGATGTTCCGGTAGTTGATACAAAATTGCTAACGGTTTTAGTATTACCATGGACATCAACTAACGCATCAGCTTTAGTAACAGTAGCATGAAATTTCATCCCTGTGATTGCTAAATTTTGATTGAACCCGGTTGATATAGTACCCGTATATCCATCAAGGCCAGATGTTCCATCTCGAGCTGTATATGAAATTGTATCTTTACTAAAGATTCCTAATAGTCTACGAGCGACCCATAATTTAACAATTACTCTAGGAGCATTGTTTGTATCATATATTGTATCAACTTCAAGTTCTGATTTTCCTTGACTGTCTTTCCATATTTTACTAGCAGAATGTCTACTAGATGCACCTGTATAGAAATACAGTTGATTCTCTGCACTATCGATCCAAAAATCACCTTGGGTTGCGGTTGTTGGGGCAGTACCTGATACTATCGGGCCGCTGCCATTTTTAAATCCAAGACCGTCATATACTTTTAATCTATTTTCACTAGTATCAAACCATAGTTGACCAGTTAACGGATTATTAGGCTGACTTGTATTTGCAAAATTTTCAAGTATCTTTACAAAGTTTTCATTTATAAATTCACCGTAGCCCGATACATTTTTACCAATAAGGGTAATATCAGTTGCTGTTTGATCAATTGCACTGTCGATGACTTCTGCAATTAGGGATCCGTCAGTTTTATTAATCTTATAAGTCATTATATAATCCTACCAGTAAAGATAATGTAGTTGATTGTTAAGTAAGGATTCATAGTAGTAAATGGAACTCCTAATGACCCGGTTGTATCAATTGGACCGCTGTTATTTAAATATTGTCCGGTCTCAGTTGCAGTTGCCCCTAAGCCGCTTGATGCATCTGTGTCGTCCGGAGCACCTGGAGTATTTCTAAATGCATAGTATTGGCCGCCGGCATTACCTTGTAAATTATGGCGGTGTTCTGGAAGATTTGATACTTCAAGCAATTGGTCTTCTGCACCGTCATACATACCAACTGTGTCTGCTGTTACTGAAGTAACCCTATCGGCAGACGGATTTATAGTTGGTCCTGAGTTTTCTCCGGTAGGTAATAATGGAACTTGTGTTCCATTATTCATACTATCTTTTCCTAGTGGAAATCTTCCTCTAAGATCAGGTAATGCAAATGTTGATACTCCTAAGATATCAGCTAATGGTTTGTATGTATAACCAATTACTGCAAATAATTCAGGGTATGAAGAAATTAATTGCTCACTTCCGTCACATAACAAATAACCACTAGGTATAGTAGTACCAGCAAAGGGCATTATTACACCTGTTGGCATTGTTGCTACGTTTGATAAAAATGTTTGTTTATTAGTTTTTCTTAAACCTGTACCAATTCTATTAATAATTAACTCATCGGTTGGAACTGAATTAAGTACTGCTGTCTTAGTATTAATAAAATCAGAAGAAAGAATAGTAGTAAATGTTGCAACACCACCAACCTGAGCTCCGGTAAAACTAATTGCATTACTAGATACATCTCCTTGGAGACTGAATACTGTTGGACTAGATAGTCGGGTTGCTGTTCCTGTAACCGAGCCTGAAAGTTGACCTACAAACGTTCCATTAAAAGTAGTAGCAGTCATTGATGACGCAGTTATTGCGCCAGACGCAGACACCGTACCAGTTACTGCTACTGATCCGGTAGCAGCAGTTCCGGTTACAACAAGATTCTGACCTATATATAGACTTTTTGTAATAGCAGCTCCGCCTGCTGTTTTTAAACTGCCAGTAAGTAAATTAGTTGAATTGGTTGTTCCAGTAATTACTAGGCTGTCGCTAGTTTTAATTACACCATTTACATCTAACGCTTCTGTGGGATTAGTTTTATTAATGCCAACATTAGTTCCCGAAACTGTAACAATATCTTTGTCTATACCACTTTGTCTAACTCTAAGAAAAATGCTCGACCCGTCAATTTTATTATATAAAATAGATTCTCCTACTTGCGAAGTTCCTAACGATGTAGAAAGATCAGATCCGACTGATAATCCCGAATTGTTTCTAATTCCAATGTTATAATTACTAACACTGGCAACATCACCTCTTAAAAAATTAGCGGCAGCAACCGAAGTATTTCCTACTAGTAAACTATTGGCGTTTTCGGCTATACCCCATAACTTATTAAGAACAGTTCCGTCACCATCAAAATCTTTAGTAGAAATGTTAATACCTTGATTGATAGTTGAGAAACCTTCAATGGTAGTCTTAGGAGTAAATGCATCCTTACTAATAATTGCAACAATTTCATCGGATACTACTAGTTTAATAACATTATGACTAACACCAATAGGTGCAGTTGTATCAATAATTGGTTCAATTTGCGGGCCAGTTTGTGTACCTTCACTAAATTGCGGACCAACTAAAATCCATCTAGAACCTGACCATAAAGATAACTGTTGATTTGCAGTATCTACCCACAAATCGCCAATAGTAGTAGACATTGCTAAAGGTGCGCTGGTTGCTTTTTTAACATTTCCGGCTGCAATCCAATTAGTTCCGTCAAATACTTTTAACTGGGGTTGTGCTGGATTTGATAATCCCCCAGTGTCATACCATAACTGTCCTTGAATAGGGTTAGTTGGTTCTGTTGATTTAGCAAAATTCTCTAATAGGTGTAGGAAGTTTTCAGCAATGTACTGTGAATAACCAGTGTAATTTTTTCCTACAAATGTTAAACTTGTTTCAGTGTTAAGTGTTTGGTCAGCTACAGTAATACTACCATTATTCGGAACGTCAGAGTAATCAATATTATACGACATTATGCAACCTCACTTAGACCAGTTAAACTCTGTATACGTACAGTATAGTCAACCTGTATTAAACGATTTAAACTTTTTTGTACTGGATGAAAAATAACATGAGTTAACAATTTGCCAGTACCTATTGTGCTATATGATCGTAATCCTAATTCATCAAATACAAAATCTGAATTGTTGTTAGTTGTATTATCAAATGCGTCTTGTCCTTGTGGCTCGCCGTAATCTAATAAACATGTGACAAACACGTCTGTATAATTTGTACCTGTTACATGTCGCGTTTCAATCTTGTTTCTAACAGGGTCTAAGTTAGTAACTGAACGGTCATCAACTACTTTACTGTAAGTTTCACTGTATAATGTAGCATTTGTGCCGGTCGAATTTGGCGTTAGATAGGTAATAATACCTGTAGGATCTACAGTTGTGCCGCCGTTTCCAAAGGCAATTTCGTAGATAAATCCTTGCCCAGCGTTGGCAATACTTTCTGCCAACGCAACGCTCATATTTTCGTAGTGTATAGCATTACGTTTATTAATGAAAACCTCTTGGGTTTTAGGGTCATAAATTTTAATATGACCTTCTATATGAATTCCTGATAAGTCTTTACCTTGCATATTGATCTCTCATTGTTTATTATTTATCGTGGCCAAACAGTTGCGTTTTCCTTCAAGAAATTAGCAATCTTATTATTAGAATCTGCTAAACTCTTGCCTTCATCTTCCCATAATTTCAACTCTTTCTTAACTACAACTACCCTTTTACCTTCAGTTGCCGGTGTTGTTAGGGTAATTCCATAGCTAGTTCCATCTACAGTAAATTCTGCAGGGAAGGTAATATCACCTTCGGTACTATATGGCTGGTGTTCAGCATTTGATTCTTCAAATAATGTGTAGTCTGTTTTTTTCAATTTATATCCGCCAACAAATACATCTATCGTGTCGTAATTATGTTGTTTAAGTTTGTGGTTGATTCCTATTCTAGGAATATAAGTTAAGTTGCCCAAGTAAGTAGTAACACCGTCGCTAACAAATGTATTAACAATAGTGTTATCAGCGTACGGAATAGTCTCAGTTGGTCCAATGTCTTGGACAACTTCTCCAGAAAGATGTACTGCAGGAGTTCCTGTACCGAGTGTTCCTCGGCGTAGTTGACCTAGTATATTACCAACTTTAGTAAAGTACTCAATACGTTCTCCGTTGATCTCAACAATTCCAGGTAAGTTAAGTGCAGGGTTAGGTATAGAAAATACTGAGCCGTCTACTACTGTGATTTCAATATCTGACTGAATTAAATCAACAGCCAATCTTGACGATTTTTCTTTACGTAGACGTTTATAATGTACGCGATTTAGCATATCTTTAAATTGCATAAATCCAAATGCGTTTCTTATTACATTATCTGAGAACAACATTACTTGTACTACATCCGTGTCTATTAATTCGTCTTTTAATTTAACAGTTACTCGATCATCTTCTATAACATAATCAACACTATGTGTTAGTAATGTTCCATTCTTAACAATCCAAACATAATCATCAGATACTGCAGAACGACGCAGGATAAATTGGCCGCCTAACTTATTAGTAAACTCATAGTAGTCCGTAGTTCCCGGTGTCAATGTAGTTGACGGTACAAAAATGTCAGTAGTTCTATCAATATCTAATAGCATATGATTATAGAAAGTAATTATTTCTATATTTGTATCTTCTGGATATAATGTAGCAAACTCAATTGTTCCGTTATCTGTTATTGTGTAGTCTGAATTTATATCAACTACTACTGATAATTTAGCTCCTTCTATATAAGATCCGCTAGAAAGATCAATATTAATTCCAAATAAATCAACAACATAGTTAATTCCCGATGTTAATTTATTAGAATCTGCATATACTCTAATATCAACAGCGTTAATTTCATGAGCTGCAAATTTATGTGCAGGGATTGTATACGACAAATTATTATTTGCCATAGTAAAATATATTACTGTAGGAGGGCGTAATATTTCTTGACCTTTACGTACAATAACATTTGTTTCATAAGGTTGCAATCTATTGCCTGGTAATAGATCAGCAGTTAAATTATCTAAATTATAAATTCTAGTAGCGCCGTTGGTTACAATAGTTTGACTCTTTACAACACTGGTTGTTTGCAATGCTGTACTATTATCTATCATGTAGTTAATTAATGAATTTTCTATTGCTGGCTCATCAAATCGAATTCCTACTCGGTTAGGACTTTGATATGTTGAGTCTGTTCTAAATACTTCGTAGTTTACTACAAGTCCATTAACTAATACGGTAGCATTTACACCGCTGTCAAGCCATGGGGCACGGGTAACATATTCAGTCGTTGTACCATCTGCTATAAAATAGTCTAAGTCTAAAATATTTTCTCCGTTAAATCCAATACTGATTATGCTTACTACAGAACTCGCCGCCGGAGCAACATCAAAAATTACAGAGTTAGTTTGCCAATTAATTGTATATGCTGTTTGCTCAATTATTTCATTTCCAACTTTAACAATTACTGAACGATCAGTAGCAAAATATTGTCCTATAATAAATGTAGTATTTGTTCCGTCTCCTACATAATTTTTAAACAAAATGTTAGGGGCTCCGCCAGATGGTCTATGGAATACTTTAATTGCTAGTGCATCAGTAATGTGTCCTGGAACAATTTCTTCCGGAGCATGACTAGTTGCTGGGGTAACAAAATCATCACCGTCAACATTAATATCTGCTGGCGCAAATCCCGTAGCAGATGTTAACACCGAACCGTTAAATGCACCACCTTGTAATTGTGTATCATATTCGTTAGGTTGTGGTAAAATACTTCCGTCACTTGTGCTCTTACGGAATATAACTTTGTCACCTTCGTAAATAGTTAAGTGTGCGTTAGGTATAGTAAACACCTTAGTTGAACCATTGCCTATAATTGTATGCATTACTACTTGCGGTTTATCTATCATAGGATAGGTTGTAAAATTTAAATCGTCAATTCTGATACCATTTACATATACATTAATTTCTTCGTTAACTTCTGGAATATAAGGCAAAGTATAGGTATATGTGCCGGCGGCAGCAATTGCAATATAATCATCAAATGTAACGTCAAACCCGTCCCAGCCGTCACTAAACCAAGGAAGAGCATCCCATCCTCCAGATGCTCCAAATCCTGTACCTTGAAGTTGTACTCCGTCATAATCTATCCCGTTCATTAACTGAGAAAGATCTTTACCTATCATGCCACTTGTTGGCTCATAGAAAAAGTTAATTCTATCAGCTGCTGACATGTGTTCAAAATTCTTTTCGTAAGTAATTCTAATTTTTTCGCCCACCGCAGGTGCAGTAGTTAATGTTAGCAATCCAGAATAACTTGTATAACCTTTATTAGTAGATTTTTTAGTTGTTAACTCATACTCACCACGTAACACATCAACTCCAGTTACACCATCAGCATCTGGATCAATGCCAACTGAATAGATTTTTACAGACAAATATTTTGTTAATTCTATTCGTGGACTCCATTTTAGGGCAAACTGTACACGCGACCCTGTGCCGGTAAATGTTTCAGTTTCAGTGCGTTCACTAATGTAATACGCACGAGTTATCCTATCAAACTTAATAGAAATCTTATTAGCTCTAACTACTTCACTTTCAATAATTGCTACTACAGTTGCAACAACTCCAGTTTCGGACAGGCCACCATCGATAGTAATCTTAGGAGCTTTAAGATATCCAGTACCGCCCGATAATAAATCAATGCGATTAATTTTACCGTTAGAAATATATGCTTTGGCTATTGCGCCTGTACCAAATCCACCTTCTATCCTAACTTGAGGTTGGCTAATATAACCATTGCCGCCATCAAATATTTCAATAGACTGTATAGTAAATCCCACATGGTCATACCAGTGTTTCCATGGATATGCAAGTATGTTGCTTGAGGGTGTTTCAATGATTCCTGAATTATTGACTGTAACATTTATTGGTGTAACAGTTAAATTATCATTAACAATAGGAATCAAATCAAAATCAGTTGTTGATTGTTGAGCATAATCAATTTTATTATAAGAACTAACATATTCTCTAATTTTTGTTCTATAAGGTTTTACTTCATTAATGTAATCTTCAAAATTAGATAGGTTATCGTTATTATACGTAACTTTTTCTTTTAGTTCTCCAACATTGTGAGTTGCCTTTACAAAACTAGTTTTAAAAGCCCAGTCAATAAAGACTTGTTCGTGTAATACATAACGTAAACTAGAGAAGAACAATTTTAAATATTCAACTCGAAGATTGTTAACAAGTATTTTATCTCTAATAGCTGTTATTATAATTCTTAATTCGGCGGCTGCAAAATTATCATATAATGATGCATCAAATAATTGATTATCAAATCCTACAGACGAATTAGCAAATGTATAGATGCTACTTGAAAATTGAATAGTTCCATTTTGTCTACCTATAACTTTATAATTTTGTGTATAATCAATTGTTGTTAAATTATTATATTTTTCCAATAACACCCAACCACCTGTGCCAATATTTTTTACTTTTACTATGCTACCAATATTTGCAGTTAAGGTAACAAGGTAATAGGTATTATCAACAAGATAATCAATCTTTGTAAACTGGGAATATCCTGTTGCATACCAATCAGTATAATTCCAAAATTTAGTTACATCGTATGATTGACTTCTTGAGCGATCCCAAACTTTATCTTTACTATTCCATGAATAGATGCTCCACTTATTAAAAGAATTAGCATCGCTTAAAACTAATACAGCAAACGGACGTACTACTAACATAGTATCATCAAAATATCCTCTACCTTGATTTTGTATTTTAACACTGGTAATTCTACCAACATTATCCAATACTGCTGTTAATGTTGCGCCAACGCCAGAACTTACTATTTTAATAAGCGGCGGGTTGACATATCCGTATCCTGGATTAGTTATAAGTACATCCGTTATAATTCCATTTTCAGTGACTGCGGTTAATTTTGCTTGAACTATTGTTGATGTTCCAATAAATTTTAATTCAGTATCAAAGTCTATAGTAGTATCCCATAACCCTGACACCGCAGACGGTAACGGGTCTGACAACATTAGATCACTTAGATCATAATCGTCAACAACTAAGTTTTCTAATACTACAGCATTTACACGCTCTATATATTGTTTAAGAGCCTCAACCCTATTAACAAACATGCCCTGTCTTGGTCTAAATTCAATTCCGTACTTATTTTTTGCCGGAAGGCTAGTATCAGGAACAACACGAGCATTACTATCTTTGCCAATTAAACTATCTATCCATTTATTTTCAATATTCTTTGGAATTATTGTGTTAGGATGTTCGCTTATAATCTTCCATTGACTATGGAGATTAATTTCATGATTGTCAATTAACCATGTTTGAATATTCAGAACTATATCAGTACCGTGCATTAAATTTTTAAAATTAACTAGGCTAAAACTGTTCGATCCTGTAGGTGCTATACAAGTATATCCATAACCGATAGGATCAGCAATTAAACTAGCAACATTTTCTGCAGATAAGATTCTTCCTGCAACATTCGGAGTTATTGTTTTATTCTTAACCCAGAAATAATATGTAGGAATTAATTTTTGTCCTACAGTGTCATACTTATTTTTAATACTATAAACAGCATCACCGTAACGACTCTTACCACTAATACCGGCAGCAAGTCCCTTGGTAGTATCAGCTAA